AAGCCGTGAACCGTGGAGGCAGTCGAACCGGAAAGAGCAGTGAACCGGGGCCATGCTGCCGCCGGCAAACCGCGTGAACTCGGCGGTGTCCATCGTGAACACGACCGCCGGGATCAGCTCGCCACGTTGCCGGACGTCTGCCGACACGGACACCCCGACGCCGGTGTCGACGTTGGTCAGGGCGGCGTACACGTCCTCGATCACGTCGGCAAATGCGGTCATGCCAGCCCCTTGAGATCAGCGTTTCGAAGCCGTCGTGGCGAAACCTCGACCGCCCGTGCTACACCTCGAGCAAATCGGGTCTCCACCTCAGTCCGGTTCTGCTCGACCGCCTTGGTCATGAACTGATTGCCAGGCAGCTGCTTGCCGCTGACGGTCCAGCCGTGTTCCCAGAAATTGGCGACGAAATTGTAGTAGTCGGACGTGGTCTTGACCGACAGCAACAGCGTCACGTCGCCGATGCCGTCGGCCCGGCCACGCATGCTGTAAGCACCTTTTTTCTTGACGCCAGCACGGTACGACCGGATCCGGCGTCGCTTGTTTCTGACGGTGTATTCGGTAATGCCGCCGCGACCTTTGCGGAACGACTTTTCGGCTCGTCCGATGCCCTGTGACGACAGCTTCCGGGCGTCGTCGCGTGCCGGTTCCAACGCAAACTGGGCGACGGTCTTCAGGGCGTTCCTCACCCCGTACTTTCCGGCTTTCTCAAGGCGTCGGACGTCGCTTGACGTCAGCTGAAGCTTGACCGGGATTTCGACCTGGGCGAACTGCTTGCCCATCTGCATGGTTTTGCGACCACGCTTGAACCTGTTCAGGCTGGATTCGCCAAGGCTTCCAAAACCCATTACTGGCCGAACCTTTCTGCCGTCACCTCAAGCACGCGGCGGCGGCCGTCAAGGTCTCGGACGGTCCGGACGTCCCAGTCAGACCCGTTCCAGTTGGCACGCCAGTCGACGGCGATCATGTCGTTGTACGGCAGACGGAACTGAACGATGTCGGACCCGGTTTGCACCTGGTCGTACTCTTCTGCCTTGCGACTGCTCAGGATCAAGGCGTCACACCGCACCGCGAATTCGTACGTGTACGTGGTGTCCTTCTGTCCGGCGCCGTCTGTAGTCAGCGTCGGGCTGTAGAACTTGACGTGGTGCGTGTAGCGACCTCGGCTCACAGCATGCCCTTCTGGTACATGCCAATAATGGCACGCACCGAAAACGGCACGGTGTACATCGACACCTCTTCGACCGTGCTGCGGTTCATGAAGAAGTGATTGCCCAAGGCAAACACGGCAGCCTTCACGTCAGCCGTGACGTCGGCGGCCGTGACCGTGAACGTCCCGGTGTATCTGTGACCGTTCCGGAAGTCGCCGGCGTCAGTGAGACGCACCACCTGCTCACCAAGCGTTCGAGTCAAGAACCAATCGGAGGTGACGGTCTCGGTCGTGCTGCCGTCTGGGTCCAATCGCACAACACTCGACAACGCCAACGTGCCGCCGCCGACCGGCACGGTCGACACCATCGAGTACCAGTCGAGCGTGAACGTCGTGTCTCGCGTGTAGAACTGGGTGGTGTGTTCCCAGAACGTGACCGCGGTGTCCAGCGACCGCTGCAACGCTGGGTCGTCGTCGGTGTAGCCAATGCCGACGTGGTCGCGAAACTCGGCCAGCTGGAATGCGTGTGCGGATTGACTTGTGATCTGCAGCATGTATCACCCCAGCCAGGGGGGGGCCCGAAGGCCCCCCCCAGACCCAAGAGGAAAGAGATATCAGGTGGCGTAGATCAGACGCGACGAGGCTTCCGGAAGCATCCAGACACCGTCCGAACGCATAAAGCTTCGGAACACGACCTGTCCGTTGTCGGCTGCCGAGTACGGATCCTGGGAAGTCTCGAAGCCGCGACGATCGGCGACCGTGTACGAACGACGGTCGAGAAGGATCGCTGCGACCGCGTTGTTTGCAGCGCTCGGCATGTTGTCGCTGAGATACACGGGGTACCCGAGGATCGTCCCAACCGCCAACGGGTTTTCCTGCACGGTGCCAGTCGCAGCCGGAAGGAACACAAGTCGGCTGGTCGAATCGGTCGAACTGACCACGGCCGCATGGACCGCAGGCGACATGATCCACGACTTGTCGCCAGTGCGATAACGACCCGGAAGGGCGTTCATTGTGTCGATCAGATTATCAATATCGATCCCAGCAGCCGTCACGGTTGCAGCCGCGTCGACGTCGTTGATCGGACTGTTGGTGTTCCCATCAATCGCAGCCTTGGTAGCACAAAGACCGTTCGGCTGCGTATGCGTGGCTGGAGTCTGAGTGGACAGATAGAGAGCATCCCAGCCCTCAGCATGGGATTCGATGTGCTGCTGAAGCGTGTCCGCCACAAGGCCGCCACGGTTGTCCTGCAGCATTTCCAACGTGATCACGGACTTGGCCCGGGTGCTGAAAGCCTTGATCTCGATGTCGGTGTAGGTTCCTTCCAGCGCCTGCGAGGCTGCGGATTCTGCAACCAGGGTGGCCGAGGCCATGCGGCCTGCAATGGACGGAATCAGCGCGTTCGAGTTGAACACCCGAACATTTGCGGCAGCACGCACCGCCGACAGCTTCGGAAGACGCCGAACGAGCTCGTCTTGGAGATCGGTCGGCACGAGCGAAGAGTCATCCGTGGTGTTGTACGCTCGGAACTCTCCGCGAGCGTGTGCGATCATGTTCCGCGCAGTCTGCTCGTACGGATCGACGCTGGTGGTGGTTTCGACCGCAGCCGAACCGCGACGGGTGAAGGTCGGCACGTCGATGGCCTTGGTGGCACGCTCGACAATCTCGGCCTTGTTGATCTCCTTGTTCAGTTCAAGGAGACGGACTTCGGCGGCCTCAAGGTCGCCAACCTGCGAATCAGTGAGTTCGCCAGCCTTGCTGACAAGCTCGGTGATGTTGGCCCGGACCTCATCGGCCTCAGACCGGAGCGAACGAATGTCCATTTCAGGACTCCAATTTTGCGTCCGGGTATGCCGGACTGTGGACCAAACTGACCTCGAGGATTCGGGCGGCCAGGACAGTCCTGACCGATCCGGCTGACGAGTGCGTCCAGCGCTCGCCGTTTTCCTCGAGGACGAAACCAATGGAAGCGGCCACCATGTCGCCGCGTCGGACAGCTTCCCGAACGTCTTGTCGTGACTCGGGAAGCTCGGCCTCAAACATAAGGCCATCGTCCTCTTGTCTGAACTTCAACGTGCCAGACCCGACACGCGCCAACGGCACGCCGGTCTGGTCGTGCTGAACCATCAAAACGGTGTCATCACCGACGATGGCCGCGTTTCTTTGGAACTTCTCCCGGAATCCACGTCGTGACTCGCCGATGATTACCTGGGACAGCTTGTTGTACGGCACTGCCACACCACGCACGACACCGTCAGTCGTCGACGGCATCAGGCTCATACGTCTGCATTCCATCTTCATTGCCATCGCCTCCGTTCTCAGCATCGTCAGGCTGTTGCATGTTGGGGCCTGCAAAGAATTCGCTCAGTCCGTCGACGCTGCCAAGACCAAGCTCAATTCGAACCTCGTTCGGTGTCATGATCGACGTCTGAACTGCCGTTTGATAAGCCGTCATGGACTCGGAAAACGTGCCGCGAACCAATCGCGTCATGTCAAACGAAACGCGTTCGTCTACTTCGTCAAATAGTTTGTAGGTCAATTCATCCGCGAAACGATTCGCCCAGGCGGCAAGAGAATCGCCGTAGGTTCGGGCTTGTGCTTCAGAAAACGTGGCGCCGGTCTCAGCAAACAAAACGAACGGAGGAAGACCAAACAGCCTTCCGATGTCTTCGATGCTTGATTTGCGACCGGCGATCCAGTCATTGTCAACCAGCGTGTTGCCGATCGTGTCGACCTTGCTGCCGTTCTGCACGATGACCGGCTTCAGCAAACCCTCGCGATTCGCATGCGTCGAAACAAACGCGTCCTGCATAGCCCTCACGTTTTCAGAACCGACGGCCTCTTCAGTCTGAATCGCCACCTTGGCCAGACCAGGCATGCGGTACTGATCGACACCAGCCTGCTCCATGAGCATTGCCAGAACGACCGCCTCAGCGCCAATAGCAATCGGGGAATCACCCCAGCCCATCCGCGAATAGGACGGGGCCCGAAAATGAATAACATCGTTTGCGTCGACATCGCCGTATTCGGCAGTCGTGTAATACCAATTGCCTCCAGCGTCTGAATGCAGCTGGACGTCGTATGGCTTCAAAGGAATGAACTGGTCGACCCGATTCCCTCTTTTTGAAATCAACGAAAACGAGTTTCCGTACACCAGCGCGTTGGTGACCATCCATTGCCACCAATCCGTCGCGGTTTGAAACTCGTTCGGCCGGTTGTTCAGCATTGCGGCCAAGTCGGAAACGTCTTCTTCCGACCGCCATCCCTGCCCCTCACGTTGCTGGATGACCTTCGGGATCCTGGACAGATCGTTCGAAATCAGTTGAACGGCTCGGAGGACCGGGGTAACACCGAGAGCGGAAGAAGGGTTGGCACGGATTCGATCTGCGTCGATCCGAGATCCGCGACTCATCACGGTCGGGAAATGAACACCGCCGCCCGAAGTATTCGAGGCGCGCGGCCAACGGAACAAGCGTCGTAAGTCCATGGTCCCCCAGAATGTCGCGACCTCGTCAGATCGCTAGATTCGATGCGTCCCCGTACGCCCCCGGACGTTGCATGTTTTCGACGATAAGGCAATGCCCGGCCATGCACAACGCGATGACAGGGTCGATTATACCACCCGACTTGACTTTGGAAGGTCTGCGGTCGCCGTTTACGTTGCTTTCCATGATCACGTTCGACTTGGCGTATTCGGCGACCGGGCAGTCCTGCAGGTCGATCTGGCCGGATCTCAGCATTCCCTCGATCAGGTAGGTAGCCGGTCCGATGGTCGTGATCGTCTGCGGCACCTTGGCCATCGGCAGCTGGGTCTCGGGGTTGTACTTCTCGTCCACGTCACCCCAGCCCGTGACGTTCAGCTGCATGCCGCCCAGGGCGTCATAGCCGATACGTGCCAGCTTCCGGCATCGACGTTTCAGGCCCCACAGGAAGTCATACACCAGGTCGTACTGGACGGCGTGATCACAGATCGTGACGTTGTCGAGCTCTTCCCATGTCTCAAGGTGCTTCTGGTAATCGCGTTTCTGGTCGCTGGCTGGCTTCCGGATCGCCCAGTGTTGCCACCTGACCTGCAGCCGGTCGGCCTTCCACCACACGTACGCACAGCTGCTCAGGTCATACGATTTCGAGAAGTCGACCGCACAGACCACCACGTCGTCGGGGCCGGGCAGGTCCACGGTCTTCTCGGCCTGTTCCCACAGGCCGTCAGGCAACCACGCCGTGTTCTTGGTGCTGAACCGGCACAGCTGGAACCGCTCGAAGTCGGCCATGCGGTGCTGCATCCGGTACTGGTCGCGGATGCGGCGGTATTGCTCCATCGGGATCACGTGACCGAGGCTGGGCTGCCCCTTCGCCCAGGCCGACTCATCGTTGACGTCGTCGTCCTCGTCGATCCCGAACAGGGCAGCAAAGGTGTCGGTGTGCCAATTCTCGGGCACCAACGCTTCGTGCGCAAGCCGTGCGCGTTGGTAGTACGGGCTGTCGCGTCCGAGGTTGGT